GATAGTTTCAATGAGTGATAGCAGGATAGAACAATTCTGCACCTGCGCTATATATATAGCAAGTGCTGTGCCAACACGCACCTGTAAGGTAAGACTTGATACTTAGTTTATATGCGAAAAGTACCCCAAAATCGCCTAAATCACTTGCTATCCCCCACAAAAAGTTAAGCTACTGGCATATTTCTTGCTTACCTTACATAAATGTCATATACCCCTAACAAAAATGTAAAGCCTAGAACAAAAATGTCATAAGCTACATACTTGCATAATAACTGTATATACATACAGTATTCTCCCCTATCTCCTCATCATACATCATTATATCATTATATCCTTATATAACCATACTCTTATAAACTGCCATCAGGCAGGGGTAAGGGCCTTTTTAGTGTCGCGATGTTTCTATATCCTAAATAACCTCCCCAATTTTGCTAAACTTTTTCCAATCCACCACACATAATACTTAAACTATCTCCAGGCATCTAGAGTCCCCAGCTTCATTGCTAGAATCCTCCATATATAATCTTCACCATTATGGCATCAACAATCTCTACAACCTCCCTAGATCCGACTGCCGCAAAAGCACTAACTTTGCTTGGGCAAGGATTGCCAGCGGTAGCAGTAGCGGCGGCTCTCGGAGTCTCAGAATCCAGAATCTCACAACTTATATCTGATCCAGAATTCTCTGCACAGGTAGCTGAACTTCGCTTTGCTAATCTATCTAAGCATTCTTCCAGAGATGCAGAATATGATTCTCTGGAAGACTCTCTGCTAGAGAAGATGAAAGATATGATTCCATTGATGTATAAACCGATGGAAGTATTGAAAGCTATTTCAGTTATAAATGCAGCAAAGCGTAGAGGGGCGAGCGCGCCAGAGCAGTTAACCTCCCAGGCGGCTGTTGTACAACTCCTTATGCCAACTCAGATTCTCCAGCAATTTACAACAAATATAAATAATCAAGTTATTAAGACAGGCGATACAGATTTAGTTACGATACAATCAGGTAACATGAAGAAACTCTTACAGGATACGAAAGGTGGAAACCAAGATGTCATCATTCCCACACTCTCAAGCAGAACTGAAAGCCTTAACAGAGGTAGCTCGGAAAAGCTCGGAGGATCTGCAGAATAAAAGAACTGCACTGCTTTCCAAGAATCGTGAAGCAGCTCGCTTGCATCTCTTAGCTATGCAACTCCTAATCTCCAAGCAACTTCCATCAAGGTAACATGGTAAAAGATAACCGCTCCTGGCTAGAGAAATTAACTGAGGAGCAAGCACCAGAGCCAGAAGTTCCACAAGAGGTCACATTAGATACTTCTCAAGTGGAAACTTCTGCACGAGATTCGCTAGATTTCCTGGCGGCTCTTGCCATGCCTCTCGTATTTAAGTATCTATTCCCTCCAGTATTTAAAGCAGTCTGGACTTGGCTACTTTCCTATATACATAAATCACGAGACTTCTCCCAACTTGCTCTTGGCCTACCACGAGGCTTTGGCAAGACAATGCTTATAAAGATCTTCATTCTTTACTGCATTCTTTTCACTAAGCGCAAATTCATCTTAATTATCTGTGGCACCCAAGGTAAAGCCAATAATATTCTCACAGATATAGCTTCAATGCTAGATGAGAAGAATATTAAAACAGTATTTGGAGACTGGCGCCTCGCATTACCTACAGATCGACAAGATCTTAAAAGATTCGGTTTCCGTGGTAGAAACATAATCTTAATGGGAGCCGGCGCCGAATCTGATATTCGAGGTATTACTCTGGAGAATGAGCGTCCAGATGTCATGATCTTCGATGACATTCAAACTCGGGAAGATGCAGATTCCGAAACTGTCTCAAATAAGATTGAAACCTGGATGACAGGTACTGCAATGAAGGCTAAGTCACCTCACGGGTGCTTATTCATTTTCATTGCTAATATGTATCCTACTAAGTTCTCCATTCTGCGCAAACTCAAGTCTAATCCTACCTGGACTAAATTTATTGCAGGTGGTATCTTAGCAGATGGTACATCTCTATGGGAAGATTTGCAGCCAATTGCACAGTTAGTTAAGGAATTTGCAAATGACTTAGCAATGGGGCGCCCAGAAGTCTTTTACGCAGAAGTACTAAATGACGAGAATGCATCTGTAAATAATCTAGTAGATCTTACTAAACTACCTCCTTATCCATTCCAACCTGGAGAACTACATACAGGTAACTTTATTATCATCGATCCAGCTACTGATAAGGCCGGCTCAGACTTCGTATCTATAGGTTATTTCGAAGTACATAATGGTTATCCAGTTCTTAAAGAACTCATTGAAGATCGCCTGTCCCCTGGTGATACTATTGCAGAATCCCTTAAGATAGCTCTAATACGAAATTGTAGAGTTATTGCAATTGAATCAAATGCTTATCAGTACACACTCAAATATTGGTTTGAATTCATTTGTGCGCAGAGAGGTATTATAGGAATTGAACCTGTGGAAGTTTATTCGGGCTCATTCTCCAAGAATTCTCGGATTCTCACAATGTTCAAACAACTTCTTGCAGGTGAAATCTATGTACATCCAGATTGTGTAGCTGCTGTAAATCTTCAGATTACACAATTTAACCCTCTGAAAAGAGATAACACAGATGGGCTCCTAGATCTCTTAACTTACTCTCCAAAGGTAATTGAGATGTATGGGAACCTTCTCCTTGCATCTACAATCATTGAAGAGCAGGAATTCTCTTCGATTCCTGTAAGATCAGAATACGAAACTTCCCCATTCTAGGAACTAAATAATATGGCATCCTCAACTCCGCTAATCCTTCCAAAGAAATCTCAGGATGGTATCCTAGCTTTCCATCGCCAGTGCTACAATATGCTTAATCAATCCTGGAATGTACGGGAAAAGATGCGGCAGGTAGACCTCACTTATATTAGAGAAGCAGATTGGACTAAAGAACATCGGCGCGCACAACTTGCAAATCGCTACGGCGATTCTTCTCGTTTCCAAAATGTAACAGTTCCAGTAGTAATGCCTCAAGTAGAGGCTGCTGTTACTTATCAATCTTCTGTATTCCTAACTGGTACACCTCTCTTCGGAATGGTAGCTCCTCCAGGACAGGAAGACCAAGCTCTCCAATACCAAGCTATTATGGAAGAGAACTCTGTTAGAGGTGGTTGGATTCAACAACTCCAGATGTTCTTCCGAGATGGATTTAAATATAATATCTCTGCAATCGAAGTAGATTGGGGGCGCGAAGTCACGCAAGCTATCGAGACTGATGTAGGTTTCCTCGCAGGTAAAGAAGGAAAACCAAAAGAAGTTATCTGGCAAGGTAATAAACTGCGTCGTTGGGATATGTATAACACATTCTTCGACTCACGCTATAAACCTACAGATATCTATAAGCACGGTGAATTTGTTGGCATGACAGAACTCATGTCACGTATTCACCTAAAGAAGTTTATCAATGAACTTCCAGATAAGATGATTGCCAATATTATTCCAGCCTTTGAATCAGGTCTGGGATCTAATGCATCTGGTGGAGTTGGCGGCATTGAATCCTATTATGTCCCCCAAATTAATCCTGATGCACTCATATCTAAAGATCCAAAAAGATCTACAGATTGGATGGCTTGGGCCACTCTTTCCACTAAACAGAATGTCATTCAGTATCGTAATCTCTATGAAGTTACGACAATTTACGCGCGCATTCTTCCATCAGATTTCGATCTGCGAGTACCTTCCGCAAATACTCCTCAGATCTGGAAATTCATCATAATTAACCATCAGGTAATTATCTATGCTGAGCGCCAAACTAATGCGCACGGCTATCTCCCAGTTCTATTTGGACAACCTAATGAAGATGGATTAGGCTACCAAACTAAGTCTCTTGCTAATAATGCAGAGCCTTTCCAATCTATTTCCTCCGCTCTAGTTAACTCTGCAATGGCTGCTCGTCGTAGAGCTATTTCTGATCGCACACTTTATGATCCTTCCCGAGTTTCTGAAGCGCACATAAATTCCGACAATCCTTCAGCTAAGATCCCAGTTCGGCCCGCAGCTTATGGTAAGCCAGTTGGTGAAGCTGTTTATGCGTTTCCTTATCGTGATGACCAATCTGCAGTAGCATTCCAAGAGTTACCTCAAATGCTTCAGATGGCTAACACAGTTAATGGCCAAAATCAAGCTAAGCAAGGTCAATTCGTGAAAGGTAATAAAACCCTTCATGAGTATGATTCCGTGATGAGTAATGCAAATGGCCGGGATCAAATGACTTCCATGCTGCTGGAAGCTCAAGTATTCACACCGATGAAGCATATATTGAAACTCAATATTATGCAGTATCAGGCGGGTGTATCTATCTTCTCTCCAACTGCAGAAGCATCTATACAGATTGATCCAGTAGCTTTGCGAGCTTCACAAGCAATCTTTAAAGTTACAGATGGTCTTACTCCCACAGATAAAACTATCTCCTCGGATGAGTTTGCTGTGGCTCTCCAAACTATGGCAAGTTCTCCAGCCTTAAGTGCAGGATATAATTTAGCTCCTGCATTTACTTATCTGATGAAAACCCGCAATGTGGATCTCAAAGCATTTGAGAAATCTCCGCAGCAGATGGCATATGAACAAGCACTAGGAGCTTGGCAACAACTCTCACAAATAGCACTAGAGAAAGGAACTAAATTCGATAAACCACAACCACAGCCTGCTGCTTATGGTTATATACCAGGAGCTCCAATAGATCAGCAAGGTACTCCACAACAAGCATCAGCTCCGAATCCATCATCTTCGCCTACCACTCAAAATGGCTAAATCAGAAATTAACACCTTCACCTCATTTATATTATCTGAGCTAGAAACCCTACAAGGCTCAGTACTCTCAGTGCCGCAGCTCCAAGTTATTCAAAATGACATGGCTCAAGTTGCAGAACAGAGATTAAATATAGATCTTGATCCTAAGAATATCGTAGCTTTCGCACAGCACGAAGCATTCTTAAAAGGTCAGCTATCTGCATTTAAGACTATCTTAGATCGCAGCTTTGCAGCAGAAAAAGAACTTTCAATCCGAGCACAGGCTCAAGACTCCAACCAAGACTAAGGAAAAATCATGCCTCTCGATATTATGTCTCTCTTCCGTCCCGCTACTCCTTCCACACCTCCACAAGTTAATGCTCCAGGTAATCAACAAACTCCTGGCCAGCAAACTCCTGGAACTCACGCATCTAATGCTACTGCTCCTAATGGAGTTGTTCCAGCACAGGCTGCGCAAAATCCAGCTCCAGCAGCTCAGGTAACTCCTACAGCAACTCCGTCCCCATTGGATAGCTTTAAGGACGTGTGGCAAACTCCGAATACTCCTCCAGCAGACCCAACAATTTTTGGGGATCTTGATCCTAAGAAGTTAATGGAATCTGCAAGGCAAGTGGACTTCAGTAAAGTAATTACTCCTGAACAACTTACGGCAATTGGCCAAGGTGGTGAAAGTGCAGTAAAAGCTTTTGGAGCCGCACTGAACTCAGTAGCACAGACTGTTTATGGACAAAGCGCAATGGCCACTACTCAAATTGTGGAACAAGCACTTAAGAAGAGCAATCAAAGCTACGAAACTAAAATGCAAGAGATGGTTAAGAAGTTCTCAGTTAATGAGGGTCTCCAAGCCAGCAACCCACTCTTAACAAATCCAGCGGTAGCTCCGCTAGTTGGTGCTCTTACTGAGCAACTAACACGTAAAAATCCCAACGCTTCTTCTGCTGATATTCAAGCTCAAGTTAATGATTATTTCAAACACTTGGGAACTGCCTTTGCTCCACAAGCTCCCCAGCAACCTGGAACTAAGACAAAAGCTGAGGAAGATTGGGATAAGTTCTTCTCTTAATTTCATAAGGAATTTTTATGCAAGTTTCTCCTGTTGTTTATGATGGTGGCCTACAACGCAAGGTATATCCTGGCGATTTGGTCACTGGTGCAGAAACTATCAATGCCAGTTTAACTACTGCTGGCGCTGGTACTATTACTGCAGCTTTGCTGACCTCTGGTATCCTCTCCCGCTCTGGCCCTGGTGCTGGTTACACTGATACCACTGATACCGCCTCTAACATTATCAATGCTTTGTTGGGTAACTACAACTATAGCACTGCTGCTGTAACTGGCGTATCTTCTGGCGCTGGCGTACAACCTGGCACTACCTTCCGTCTGAGTTACATTAACACTGTAGCCCAAGCTATGACTCTAGCTGCTGGCACTGGTGTTACTCTGGGCTCCAATGTTAACTGCGCAGCTTCTAGTGTTAAAGACTATTTGGTTACTGTTACCAATGGTACTCCAGCACAGACTTTCGCAGCTACAACTACCAATGGTTCTGCAGTAGTTACCGGCCTGAATCTGTTCCAAACTAGCCAACTCTCTGTTGGTATGCTTGTGACTGGCACTGGAGTATCTGGTACTGTTATTTCCGTACAGCCTGGTACTGGTGTTACACTATCTGCCAATGCTTCTGCAACTGGCACTAACGTAGCTATTACTTTCGCTCCTACTGTGCGTATTGATTCGCTCGGTCAGAAGCTGCTGTAATTTTATATCTTTTTTAAGGAATCACTATGAGCGTCGGTATCTTTTCTTCGGGCCAACTAACCCAAGATCTTGCCAAGAAGTCATTTGCGGGTATGATTACTCGTTTGATGCCAAATGGTAAAGCTCCCTTGTTTGGTCTTACTTCCATGCTGCCTAGCGATACTGCTGTACAGACTGAGCATGGCTTCTTCACTAAAACAATGTTGTTTCCTCAGTTGACTCTGGCAGCTTCTGCTACTGCAACTGATACAACTCTGACTGTCACTTCCACAACTAATGTTCTGCCGAACATGATTATGCGAGTGGATAGCACTGGTGAGAATGTTATTATCAACGCAGTTATCTCTGGTACTTCTGTATCAGTTATTCGCGGTGTTGGTACAGTTTCTGCCCAAGCTATCTCTAACTCGGTTAATCTGTTCCAAGTTGGTAATGCTTTCGAAGAAGCTTCTCTGCGTCCTGGCTCCTTGGTTATCAACCCAGTTCGTATCACCAATAACACTCAAATCTTCCGTAACACTTGGGCAATCTCTGATTCCGTCCGTGCTACCATGATGATTGCTGGTGATACCAATGTTGCAGAAAGTCGTCAAGATTGTGCAGCTTTCCACGCTGCTGATATCGAGAAAGCTATCTTCTTCGGTCAGCGTAGCCAAGGTACTCGTAACGGTCAACCTTTCCGTACTATGGATGGTTTGATTAACGTTATCGGGAATCTGAGTTACTATCCTAGCTACTTCTCCAGTGTTAACGTGAATACTGCAGGAGGTACGACTAATTACACACAGCTCGAAGGTTTCCTCGATCCAGTGTTTAATCAGGCTACAGATCCCAAAGTAGCTAATGAGCGCGTACTCTTCGTAGGTGGTACTGCCAAACGAGTTATCAATAACATTGGTCGCTTGAACGGTACTTACTTCCTGAGCGATGGCCAAACTTCCTACGGTTTGCAGTTTGCAACCTTTAAGACAGCTCGTGGCACTTTCAACATGATTGAGCATCCACTGTTTAACTCCAACACTTCTTGGAGCAAAATGGCAGTAGCTGTGGATCTGTCTACCTTCCGCCTTGCTTATCTTGGCGATCGTAAGACTCAGAATAAGGAATTTAACTCTCCTGATGGTTCTGATGTTGATGCAGTTGATAACGGCATTGACGCAGTTGGCGGCACTTTGACTACGGAACTCACAACCGTAATTAAGAATCCTCCTGCTAACTCTGTCATCTATAACTTGACTGCAGGCGCACAAGGCTAATCTAGGATTCCTCCTAGGGAACTGAGTTAACCTCCCCACTCAGTATAATAAAAAGGGGAGGATTCCCTAAGGAAACAAATCATGTCAGAATCCAAACTTTACAAAGCAACTCTTCCATCAATTAACTACATCTTTAAGAATGGCAAACCTGCCATCTTTGTGCGTGGGCGATTCTCCACAGATGTGCCTGCAGAAATTGAAGAGTTAGATGATGAGATTGCAAAAGGTCATCCACATCTCTATGTAGATAAAGATGAGCCAGTTGCAGAAGTTCCAGTAACTGGAAATCTTTTAGCTGGTCTACGTGCTCAATTGGAAGCTGAAATTCGTGCAGAGATGCAAGCAGCTAATTCCCTGAGTAACGATATGGGAACTTCTGAAGCCGCTAAATTAGTTCCTGCATCTACAGTAGATGTGGCAGCCGCCGCAGCAGGAGCCGGCCCAGATGGAGTAGCTGGCAAGTTGGTTAATCTTAAAGTAGGCAAATAAGGTAATATATGACGTTGGCAGAATTGATCCAGGAAGTTTATTCGATTACAGGCCGCCCAGATCGGGTAGCAGAAACAGCTTCTGCGATCAAGGCTGCCACGCTCAAAGCGCATCAATCTGATTATTATTATAAAGATCTTCTGGAAGCAGGAGTTCAATTTAATACTGCAGAGTATCTTCAAACCTGGGATTACAGAACAACAGTTCCATATTGGAGAGCTGCAAAATATTTTCGTAAATATGATATGACTGCTACTCCGCCTGTAGCTGGAAAGATTCTTACTAAGGTGGTAACAGAGAATGTCTTTGATGATTATTCCATTGAAAAGACTGACATCTGGTATGCAGCTGGGGGGTTTATTCAACTGAGATCTTCCTCAAAAGAGGATACATATCTATTCGGTGCTTATGTAAATCCAATAGTTACAGACTCCGGATACACTTCTTGGGTTGCATTAGATCATCCATACGCAATTGTGTTTGATGCAGCATCTACGGTATTTAAAGCAATTGGCAAAGATGAAGAAGCCGCCGCATATCGCAACTTGGTGGCAGAGCAAATCTCTCTTCTCAGAGCTTCCAATATTGATGCAATAGGATATTAAGGTACTAATATGACAGCTTCTATTTATGCAGCTGATGGAGTAACTCAGATCTTAGCAGGAGCTGGGATTTCAATTACTCCTGATGTGGGCATGGGAACAGTAACAATTTCGAATCTATATGCAGAAGGTGCAGGTGTAACTGCATTTAACTCTCGCATTGGATTAGTTACTTTAATATCTGCGGATATTGTTTCTGCTCTCGGTTATACTCCTGCAAACTCTACAGATTTCACTGGATATGCAACTATTGCGTCTCCTAATTTTACGGGAAACCCTACAGCTCCAACACCTACTGTTTCAGACAACACTACTAAATTAGCTACAACTGCATTTGTAAAAGCTGTAGCTCAAAGTGGACTGACTACCGGCTCTGCATTGCTGGCAGGCGATGGTAATGGCGGAATTGGAAATGTAACTATCGGATCTGGGCTAAGTTATTCAGCTGGTACTTTAAGTGCTTCTGGCGGCTCGGGCACAGTTACTTCTGTAGGTCTTAATCTACCTGCTGATTTTACAATATCAGGCTCTCCAGTTACAGGCTCAGGCACTCTAACAGGTACTTGGGCAACCACACCAACAGGAACAGGCGCTAATGTTTTTGCTACATCTCCTAGTCTAGTTACACCTACTTTAGATAGCATCAACGGCGGCGCTGTCTCTGGCTGGAAAAACCGCTGCATCAACGGGATGATGGAAGTCAGCCAGCGCGGAGATTACACAACTGCCTCAGCCTCAACTACCGGCACTTACTACCTTGATAGATGGTATGTAGATCATGCAGTTGCTTGCAACAAGCAGCAAACCACAGGAAATTCAATCACGAATTTAGGGGCGAGTTGCAAAGCTTTCAAGCTGATAGCAACGGCAACATCAGGCGCTTCGACAATGGGGATACGTCAAAAGTATGAGTGGTTTAACGAACTATCCGGGAAGCAAATCACCATTTCTGCTTACGTTAAATCAAACAGCACGAATGCAAGGGTTGGCGCATATTGCGCAACAACAAACCAACTTATTTATTCATCAGCGCATTCTGGCAGCGGCAATTTTGAAAAATTATCAGTAACAGTAACTGTCACTGCTGGGCTAACTGCATTCTATATGGATGTGATTATTGGAAGCAGCACTTATGGGAATGTTGCAATCACTTCCGGCGACTACATCGAAGC